GTGTTGTTTTGCAAACCACCCACGTATGCCACAGCGGTACTGCCGAAGGCATTTGCCTGTAATTCTTGGATTGTCTGAGTCAAAGTTGCCGCAGTACATTGGTCCGAAATATCCACGGCACCGATGGAGATGACTGGGTTTGAAAGATATGTTGAAGTTGCCATGACGGATCAATCCTTTTTGTTTTCGGTCGCGTCGGGCTTCGTGGCTAATTTAGCACTCTTAGATGGGTGGGTGTCGGAACGCTGAATAAAGCCTCCAGCGAGCAACCACTCAATGTCGTCAGACGGGCCAGCAACAAAAGGTGTGCCGATCTCGCCGACTCGAATACTTGAGATGATGTAACGATCCATTGGTTTATCCGTTCTGTGCTTGTATTGGGATGATGAGTTCGTATCCGGCGTAATCTGCTCCGCCGACCGTAACGACTTTTGGTGATGCTGACATGACCGCAACATTTTTGAGTACTAAAGCAGACGTCAGATTCAACAGTTGGCGAAGTGCGTCTAGGTTGCCTGGGCCGTTGCTGATCAGTGTCACGGGGAAAGTCATTTTGACAATGTTGTAGTTGAACGACTCGACGGATGGAGCATCCACAAAAGCGCAAGGTGGAGCGATATTGCGAGGATCATTAACGACACGAAGGTTCGGAATAGTTTGGAGAGTAGTGACCAGATCATCTAGTGCCTCATTCAGAAAGTCTGTGTAAGCCATTTCAGGCGACCTGTGGTCTGTTGATGCCTAACAACTGTTTGACGATCCCTGAGAGCCCTACAACGGGCGCTGATGCCATGTCAGTGAACGACGCGAACTGGTCAACCGACCCACGCTGACGGTAAAGGGCTGATCCGTACATCAAAGTACCTAGCGTGACATCTCCGCCAGGTGAAGTTGATAAAGAATCTATGTACGAACTTTCTTGACGACGCCTAAAACAGAACGCGTTAGCCGCTGCAGCGCATTGAGCCAAGAACGCAGTTTCGTCACCAGCGGTCGTGATCCCAAGATAAGTAGCGATCTGTGGCCCTGTCACCCAAGTGCAAAGTTGCTCAAAAGTAATCGTGCCGGTCTGCGCGTGCAGTTCGTCAGGCGTTTGTGTGTCGGCCCACATGACCGCGTTTTCAAGCGGGTACGAAGTGTCGTATTCAATAAGACCTTCGGTGTCAACATTGATCGGCAAATACTGAGGCATCGCATAAACGGATTTGACTCCGTTGTATGCGGCCCCAGCATTGGCGACGGTTATGGATGCACCGACGACGATTTCGTTTGGTGTCAGCGTTGTTACGGTGACATAGCCAGGAACGATTACCGCTGTCTGGATTGTGTAAGTCGCTGCCATAGCGACCCCCGATCAGGCTTGTGTGATCTTGCGGATCATGGAGCCGACTGCGGCGAAGGTGCTGCAGTAAGCGTGAACCGAGAACAAACGGCTGAGGGTGGAAGGCTGCTCAACGCTCAAGATTCCGCGTACTGATTCGTAGTACTCGAATGCCTTGGAAGCGTTGGTGACAATCATGGTCTTGGCAGCGAAGTTACTGTCAACGACGATTTCAAGTCCGAGCGGATTAGAGCCGACCCAAGTGGTTGCGTTTCCGCCACCCATTGCGTTTTGTCCTGCGAGACCAGGTGCACCGACATACGGGAACAGTGGACGGTTGCTGGAGTCAACGACCTGTCCTAACTGGCCCCAAACGTCTGGGCTGACGAACAAGGTGTCTGGGAAAAAGTTGGTGCCATTGCTGACGTCAACTGCGGCGTCGTAAAGCGACTTCATTAAGTCAACAGCGGTGAGGTCCCATACGCCCGATGAGTTTGCAGCGGTGAGAAGTGCGTCGGCTGCAATGTCGTCGGTCTTGAGCATGAGTTCGCCCATGAGGTCGGCCATGATGAGTTCCATTGCTGCAGGTGAGGTGAAGTCAATGTCTTGCATTGACAACGAAACCTGACCGGCAACGGTGGTCTTGCTGATCGTATTCGAGGCGATCACCATCGTGGTGGCCGACACTGCATCAAACTCTGCACTTTGAGCGGCCGTTGATGTATGAGTCGTGATGGTGGGTCTCACGAAGGTCTTTTGCTGGCCGTTGTCGGGATAAGCGCGAGCGCCAAGACGATTGATGACTGGACGGACAAAGTTGATGTTCTGCACCAACGGTCCGAGTACGGGCACTGGGAGCAAGCCTGGGGTGTTGGTTGTGGCGACATCGCCAGCGGCTGCTTCGTAGGTTGACTGATGTTCAGCCTTCCAATCGTTGACCGATGCGTTTACCTTGGCGAAAGTTTCTCCGCCTTGGTGGAAAGCGGCCATCCACTCGCCAGCCGACGGAAGGCGCGGAGCCTTCTTTGCTGATGCAAAAATGGTGGGTGCGGTTGGCGCGGCTTCAGGTGCTGCGGCTTCGATGTGTTCCGACATTGTTGTCTCCTCGACTTGTGGTTCTGTTACTGAGATTTCGTCGGGGGTTGTGTCTGCTGAAGCGGCCACATCTGTGATAGTAGCACCGCTAAAGGCGGGTATGGGGACAAGGCTCAACTCGCGCCACAAACTTGACTTGATGACCAAAGTTCCGTCCTCAGCACGATAAGAATCAACCACATCAATTCCAACGGACACCGAATCCAGCACACCCTCTTTTGCCATTTGGAGGGCTGCATCGCCAGCGGGCGTTGAAACTATCTTTGCTTGAAATAACATTCCCGAACCATCGGGTGCTTCGCTTCTGCTGGTCACGATTCCGACAGGCTGGCTTGAGTCGTGATACATAAAAAGTTTGGGTGCTTTACCGTCAATGGGCAATGAGCCTGGTGCGAACTGGACTTGCGTTCCGTCGCTTACAGTTGCGGATACGCCATAGGGGACAGCAATACCAGAGATGGTTCGCGTTGGTGCTTCACCAGCGGCGGCTTCAACATCAACTGCGAAACCTGCGGACAGAGTTAGTTTCATGAATTGGTCTCCTCAATAGTTTCTGTGACGTCGGGAGTTTCGGTCATCATTTCGTCTTTCATCATTGATTCCAAGTAAGAGTCAATATCAAACTTCACATAAGTGCCACGGGGCAAAACATTGTTTCCACTCAATGTTTGCGACACACAGTCCAAATATTGACGTGCACCAAACAGGAGCAAGTCCTCGCGAGCACCAGCCGATGTCGTGTATTGGTATGAGCCAATGTCAAAACCAGCCAAGTAAAACGGGATGTTTCCGAGCCTGCACATTTCTTTTCCGCTGAAATCTGCGGACTCAATCATCAACATATTGTCCGGCAACGCTTTAGTTTCGTCGTACTGCAAAAACTCGTTAAGTGCGGCGGTCTGGTTGTTGACTCGAGCAGAGTTGAAAGCGGTTGCAAGGTCGGCAAGTTCTTGAGCCGATAACGGTTCTCCGCCTGTCTGCTTCAACACACCAGACGGAAGCGACGACTGGGCGTTACGGTAACGCGACTGCTCAACACGAAGCGCAGTTTCAATCGCCGTTTGCGACTGATAAATGATCCCTTGAACGGGACTGATAAATTGCACAAGATCGTTCGGGTCAAGCATTCCGCCTTGGAAATACACCTCTTTTGAAGGTGCAAACCACACTGGTCCCGCTTGGTCTTGAGTGTTAACCGAGCCTGCTGGAAGCCGTGTAAACGATGCAGGGAAACCGTCAGCGGTCCGACTGGTAATAAACCAAAAGGCGCGTCCGTAGTACAGAAGGTCATCAAGCGTCCAAGCCATAAGTGTCGCATACGGGATCGTAGGATCGGGTTGACGCAACCATGAACGAGGCGCAATATAGACACATTCCATTTCTTTTTCTGTGTCATTCCAGACCTCGTTGTACATCTGCAACTGCGTTGACGAGATAACAGAAGCGAGAAGGTCGCGCGCTCGACTTAACGTCGGAATTGAGTTGGCACGATTACGGGCGTCGCCTTCGTAATACGCGAAATACTGACCGATAAAGTTTGCGCCCTGATTGGACTGGTATGTCCCGTACGATCCAGCGGCTGCGGCCTTGTGGGATTCGTCAATAGGACTGATCGCCGCTTTCGTCACTTGTCTAGAGAAAATGCCCACTGGGATATCCGATCTTTAGGGTGTGATGGGCAAGCCCGACACCTGCCCACCACATACCCACAATAGTTCAACTAACCACCATCATGGGTTTAGCCCGATTCTGATACTTGCTAGAGAGCGCGATACCCCACACTGCACACTTCGCCAACTCGATGGGTCCTGGACTCGATTTGTGGCTGAGCGTGACTCCCATTCCCGTC